AGACTTAATTGATGAGTATTCAGTTGAGAATTGTTATCTAGAACTTCCCCAACTAAATCTGAAGAACATTGTTATTCCCTCTGACAAAATCATTGAGCATTTAAACGAATGGTCTAATGATCAATCAGATAGTTGGATGGTCAAAGAAGGACAACCACGATGGGAAGCACGGTATCGTTCTTATAAGAAGGAGTCTATTCAAGAAGTAAATTATATGGTGAAGGAGTTTGAGATGAAGAAGTCGGCAGATATGTATCGCCGTTCTTCTACTTCTAAGACTGGTGTTCTTGATACCAATAAACTTCACACATATATGTTCAATGAGGATATCTTTAAGAAAGTTACTTCTGTAACTGAAGGTAAAAATCATGGACTAGTATTCTATCTTGATTGGTCTGGATCGATGGCACGATCCATGGAGAAGACTATTCGTCAAATGTATTCTCTGATTTGGTTCTGTCAAAAAATACAGATTCCTTTCAGAGTCTATGCATTTACTAACTCTTATATTGACAACGAACCGATTGAACATGAAGACATGTTCACTTCTGTCAAAGAAAATGATCTTGACTTCTGTAGGAACTTTCGATTGATGGAACTTCTTTCATCTAAAATGAGTGCCCGAGTTCTAGATCATCAGATGGATTTAGTCTATCGCCAAGCATGTTCTTTCTGTTCATATGGAACTTGTGCAGTTCAAATGAATCTAGGTGGCACTCCTTTGATTGAAGCAGTTGGATCTGTTCCACAGATTCTTGATCTATTCAATCGCCAAGAGAAAGTTCAGAAGTCTAATGTCATTTTCTTGACTGATGGCGAAGGTGGTGGTATGCAGAAGATTGGATACTATTGTGGAAAGATTTGCAGTATGAGTACATGGTATCAGAACTCAAACTTTATCATGCGTGATCGTAAAAAATCTGTGACTCAAAAAATGAGTCATCGTAATCGTGAACGTGTAAACATTGACATGGTTAACTTTGTAAACAAAATTGTTAATGCAAATATTGTTTGCTTTAGGATTACTGAGAAGAGAGATCTAAACACTTATGTTAGTCGTATAACTGATGCTGCTTTTACTACAGATGTTATCAACGCAACTTGGAAAAAAGAAGGTCATTTCATTCTCAGTGGATATGGATTCAATGAATTCTATCTAGTCAGTTCGGGGTCTCTTGATGAGACAGATGATTTTACTGCCGAGTCTGATGACAAGATCTATTCCAAACGTGAGATCCTGACAAAATTCAGGAAACATATGGGTAAGCGTCGGACCAATAAGACGATCTTATCGAAATTCGTTTCGCAAATCGCTTGACACCTCAGTCCCTTTCCTCTATAATATATACATGTTCAACGAACAACACGACACCATGAAAACCTTTGAGATCACCGCAATCCGTAACCGCTTTGGGGATGAAGTTTCTACTGATCAAGTTCGTCAGTATGCATCCGACTCTGGAGTGTCTTATCCAACTGCAGTAAAACGACTTGCTCAATACAAGGTCGGTCGCGGCAAGTGGGATCTTGCAATACTGGATCAGTTGGAACAACAGATGACAAATACTTCTAATGAAGAAATTGCAGGTGTCGTTCCACAGATCGATGACAATTTTGTACCTTTTGGTAACTTCAAAGATGTAAAGAAGATTATTGCATCTAAACAATTCTACCCAATGTTTATTACAGGTCTTAGTGGAAATGGAAAAACCCTCAGTGTCGAACAATCCTGTGCCCAACTCGGCCGAGAACTTATCCGAGTCAACATCACCATCGAAACCGATGAAGACGACCTCATCGGTGGCTTCCGTTTGGTTGACGGTAATACTAGTTGGCATAACGGCCCAGTTGTTTCTGCACTTGAGCGTGGCGGAGTTTTGCTTCTCGACGAGATTGATCTCGCCTCGAACAAGATCCTTTGTCTGCAATCTGTACTCGAAGGGAAAGGACTCTACATCAAAAAAACAGGTAGATATGTGGCTGCAGCTCCAGGATTTACGGTGGTCGCTACAGCAAATACTAAGGGAAAAGGATCCGAGGATGGAAGGTTCATCGGAACAAATGTTCTGAACGAAGCCTTCCTTGAACGATTCCCAATTACCTTTGAGCAAGAGTATCCTACCAATGCACAAGAGGTGAAGATGATGAATAAGATCTCTAGTGACACAGACTTCAATCAACGTCTTTGTGACTGGTCTGAGGGTATTCGTAAGACCTTCTATGATGGTGGTATGGATGAACTCATCTCTACCCGTCGTCTAGTGCATATTGTTCAAGCGTATAAGATCTTTGGTGATAAAATGAAAGCAATTGAAATGTGTGTTAACCGATTTGATGAAGATACCAAACAATCTTTTCTGCAACTCTATGCAGCCCTTGATGAAAACCTTGCATCGAAAGAGGAGAATGATACTGAAACCTGATACTATTGCTGCAACCACTATGGGTACAGTCAAAATTCTAAACTGTACCTATAGAAATGGTCAGACAATATACACTGTTGTCACAGTTGACAATGAGATAACTACGTGTTATCATAAACAAATTCGTTATGTAATGGGAGCCTAATGGCCAAAAAATACAATGAAGATGCTCTATTAAAGGAACTCAGTGATTACATTGCTGGAACTTATGGACAACATTATTCTGCTGGTAACGACAGTATTCAAACGTTAGATCTAATTGAAGCATGTGGAGATGCTGAGGCATTCTGCCGTAGTAACATCTTGAAGTATGCTTCACGATATGATCGTAAAGGCACTGCCCGTCGTGATATCATTAAGATCCTTCACTACGCATTGCTTCTACTCCACTTCTCTGACAAGTCAAACACTACTGAAAGCTACCCTCAATGAATATGAACATTTCTTCTACTACTATCAACGCTCTCAAGAACTTCTCTGCAATCAACAAATCTATTGTCATCAAACCTGGCAATGAGATCAGTACTCTTGCAGTGACAAAGAACATTCTTGCCAGTATGACAACTCAGGAGACTTTTGATAGTCAAGTTTCCATCTATGACCTTGGTGAGTTCCTAGGTGTGATTGGACTCTTCAAAAATCCTGACTTTGATTTCTCTAACAGAGGTTATTGTTTGATCAAAGAAACTGGTTCTCGTACTCGCACCAAATATTTTTATGCTGATCCGTCTGTCATCACATCGCCTCCAGAAAAGAAAGTTGAAATGCCTTCTGTTGATGTTGTGTTCGATATTACTGACGGTCAGTTGATTGCCCTGCAACGTGCTGCTATTGTCTATCGTGTAGATGACCTCTCTGTGGTCGGTAACGGTGAAGAAATCGAACTGGTGGTACGTGACCGCAAGAATGATACTTCTAACGTCTTCTCGGTCCAGGTAGGTGCGACTGAGGATATTTTCTGTTTCAACCTCAAGGTAGAGAATCTGAAACTTTTGCCTGGTGACTACAATGTTCAGATGAGTAAGTCAAATGTTTCACTGTTTACAAATCGATTGAATAGTGTAGAATACTTTATTGCTTGCGAGCCTGATTCCTCTTTTGAATAGAGATTGGAAATGTAGATATCGATTGCCTGGATCCACCAAGTATTATTACAAGGTGATCCATGCACTTTATCAACATGAGGCGAAGAAAATTTTTGAATCAGAGATGCCTAGTGCAACTCTTTGTGGTAACCCTACTCCCCTATAATTATGCGTGATGACTTTCTCTGGGTTGAAAAGTATCGACCCAAGTCTATTGAAGATTGTATTCTACCAGATAAAACTAAAACAGTATTTCAAAATTTTGTAAAGAATGGAGAGATCCCTAATCTATTGTTATCTGGTCCTCCTGGTATTGGTAAGACCACTGTAGCTAAAGCACTTTGCCATGAAATTAAGGCCGACTATTATGTCATCAACGGATCCGATGAAGGACGATTCCTCGATACTGTCCGAAACCATGCGAAATCTTTCGCTGCGACCATCTCACTTACGTCATCTGCTAAACACAAAGTCATCATCATTGATGAAGCTGACAACACAACCAATGATGTACAACTCCTCTTACGGGCGTCTATTGAGGAGTTCTCTAAAAATTGCAGATTCATCTTCACCTGCAATTATAGAAACAAAATTATCGAACCCTTGCACAGTCGATGTTCTTGCATCGACTTCACTCTCAAAGGAAAAGAGCGCGCTGTACTCGCAGGCAGTTTCTTTGGAAGAGTTCAACAAATCTTGGATCAGGAAAGCGTTGGATACGACCAAAAAGTACTTGCGGAGATCATCAACAAATACTTCCCAGACTGGAGAAGAGTCCTAAACGAACTGCAGAGGTATTCTGCAGGTGGTACAATCGACTCTGGCATCCTTTCTGATGTCAGTGCAGTACAAACCAAGTCCCTCATGGATGCACTCCGTAAGAGGGAGTTCCCCACCGTTCGTAAGTGGGTGGTACAAAACCTAGACAACGACCCTACGAGCGTTCTCAGGTCCATCTACGACTCTCTGTATACAGAGATGGAGGGACCATCCATCGCCAATGCAGTTCTGATCATTGCTAAATATCAGTATCAGTCTGCCTTTGCTGCTGATCAGGAGATCAATCTCCTTGCGTGTCTAACAGAGATTATGGTGGAGTGTCAGTTCAAATGATGTTGACTAGTGACGAAGCGAGATATGCCTCTAATATTTTTATCAATTACTTTCAGAACTTTGATCGTATTGACGATTACTTTCGTGAAGTAAAACTAGATCGTATGTCTAAGGTTCCTGCATCTCTCCCTGGATATGGTCCAGAGGATGATATGTTCTGTGAATTTGACATGCATCCAGAAGATATGGATTTTGTTGTTTGTGAGATGGACAATGAAGTTTATAAAAACTATCTTGAACTGACTGCCTCTCATGTAATTGAGGATAGTATTCCAGGCAAGACTTTGAAGTGGGTTGTAAAGGAAAGAAATACTAATAAAATTGTTGGATTCATTCGATTTGGTTCACCAGTGATCAACTCTAAACCTAGGAATGAGTTCCTTGGTAGATTGCCTGATCTTACTAGGTTCAATCGTCATGTCATCATGGGATTTATTATTGTCCCTACACAACCATTTGGGTTTAACTATCTTGGTGGTAAACTCCTTGCTCTTATGTGTTGTTCTCATGAAGCAAGAGAGAAACTGAATCAAAAATACAACACTGACATTTGTCTTTTTGAGACTACATCTCTATATGGTTCTAGTAAATCATCATCTCAGTATGATGGTCTCAAACCATACATGAGGTTCAAAGGATTGACTGACAGTAACTTTGTTCCATTGATACATGATGATCTGTTTGCAGACCTAGATGATTGGTTCAGGGCAAGAAACAATAACAAGACAATTGTTAAGGAAGGTGCTTCCAGTCGCAAACTGAAGACACAACAAAAGATGATTGCTCTAATCAAATCTACATTGAAAGATACTGACCTAGATCAACACTCTGAATTCCTAAAGATTTTGACTAAAGCATTGAGTCTTACTGAAAGAAAGAGATTCTACATGTCTGACTATGGATTCTCTAACGTCAGAGAAGTTATCAATGGACAAGAAGAAACTCTAATCAAGAATCCACAGAACTTTGACAAGTTCTATATGGAAAACATTGTTGAGTGGTGGAAGAAAAAGTCTTCCAAGCGTTATGAATCCTTGAAGTCTGATAATAGGTTGCGTACAGAACTAGAAGTTTGGTCCAAAAATTCTACAATTGATATTATAAGATGATAAACACTTCATGGGATGAGGCGATTAGCCATGGGTAAACACTTCATACTTAATCTTTACCAGTGTGATCCAGAGTTACTTAATAACCCTCAGTATATCTGTAGGATGTTAGAGGTTGCTGCAGAGAGATCAGGTGCAACTGTTTTGCAGACCATCTGGCATCAGTTTCAACCTCAAGGAGTCACTGCTATAACCATGTTGTCAGAGAGTCATATCTCTATTCACACATGGCCTGAGAAGGGTACTGCTGCATGTGACATCTATACCTGTGGAGATTGTGATCCACAATCTGGTGGATTTTATATTAAAGATTCTTTGCTATCAAAAGATAGTACTGTCGTTTACATTGATCGTGAGTAATTATGGAACTGAAAGACTGGTTGAATAGTATCAACATCTCCAAAATCAACATACTTGATGAGTATCCTCTCTCTGAGAAGGAGTATCCACCATACGTTATTAACAAATGTCTAGCAGGACATATGGATACAATTTTGTTTGCCAATGAAATGAATGTCGCCCACTACCTTGATAAGAGGTTGCAGTATGACTTTTTTATAAATAGTATCAAACCTAAGAAGAGATTTTCTCCTTGGTTGAAAAAAGATAAATTTGATGATCTAGAAGTAGTAAAAAAATACTACGGATATAGTAATGATAAAGCCAGAGCCGCGCTCAGGATTTTGACTGAAGATCACCTACAACATATCGCGACTAAATTAAACCAAGGTGGTAAAACATGACATTAATTGCTGGTGAATCTACTTTTGTTTGGACCCCCGAACAAATGGTAGAAGTGGTTCTTAAAGAACCTGACGACTTTCTAAAAGTTCGTGAGACTCTGACTCGTATTGGTGTCGCTTCTCGAAAAGAAAAAAAACTATACCAATCCTGTCAC